GCCAGCTTCAGCGGTTACTGCAACTGTTGGAGCCTGGGTGAGCTTAGGAATCTCGAAGGACATGCCAGCATCAGGCAAGGTTCCCGTCGAAATCGCTGAAATAAACGGCCTGTCGGCGTTAGCCAATGGGTTGATGACTTCGCTGAGCTGACGAGTTGGAATCAGACCTGCGTTGTCGGTGGTATCTGCTGCTGCAGCAAGCCATTGACGAGCTGAATCGTCACCGAGAGAAGCACGAACCGTGTTCTCAAGATATGCACCGGGTGTTACCTCGATGCGTGGCTTTGCATACGCAACGGCAGCGGTGATTGTAGGACGAGAGGCCTCTACTGCAGGAGCAACTGCCTCAGGTGCTACGACTTCTGGGGTGTTCTCCACAGGAGCCTCGCTTTCGTTGTTTGGTTGTTCAACTTCGGCTTCGTCGGATTCGGAAGCCGCTACCTCTAGAACCTCAGCCGACTTGAAAGCCGGATTTGATACCAGAGAAACTTCTTCGAGCCTTGCGCTCAAAACTTCGAGGACTGCACCAACCTGGCGACTGTCTAAAACTTCTACACCTACTGAAAGGCCAGAGCGAAGATCCTCGCTTGCTTCGATAAGTGCATCATTACCGCGAGTAGTTGCGGAAACCTTGAAAGTGGCATAGAGAGCATCGTCGTCAGCAGTAATAGCCTGAGCGCGACCTAGTGGTTTGCGGCCGTCATGCTCAAGGAGAAATTTGACCTTCTTGGGATCATCCCATTGGACGGATCCCTTGCGAAACTTGACCTTGCCGACATTGGTGTAACCGACTTCATTCTCGAATGGGAGAATCTTGCCGGAAATGATTCGACGGCCTTCGTCGGCCTGAATCTCACTTGCTTGGAGTGTTATCTTCATGAGGTTCCGTTCGGTGATAGGTCTTCCATCTCTTGAGCCTGTTCAACGGTAATCAGGCCAATAGAAATCATCTTTTCGATAGCGGTAAGGCGTGTGAGTGTGTCTGCTCGGAGGAATGTCTCATCAACCGCGAAGCGGACATAGTTTTGAGTATTTGTAATATCGTCCATGCTGAGGCGCGTTTCGATCGCCGTGATGTAGGGCTGGAGGGCGAGCGAAATTAGTTGCTTCCTCTCGTCTTGGACATTGGCGTAGGTCATCGAGTTATTCTCATCGGCTGACAAGTAATACGCCGGGATATTGCAAAGACGAGCAATCTGAGTTGTCACCGACTGGATAAGATCTGCGTAGCCCATATCTTTTGGCGAAAATGATGTCGGCTGATATTCCAGAGTGGAAGTGAGATAGGCCGTTGCACCCTTGTTGCGAGCTGCCTTCCATTGAGCAAGCAAAGCCGAAACTTCGGACTCGCTAAGGTCTGCGCCGTTATTCTTCAATACACCGGAAGGGATTGGAGCAACTGCGGCGCGATGCGCTGCGTTTTGTAATTCGTATGCTTGGCGAATAATTGTCGCGCCGGTATTGAGGATACCTTCGCTAAGACTTTGGAAAGTGATAAGCGACCCAATACCAGTCATGGGGACTGGTTTACCATCTACATAATACTGAGTAACAAAATCGCCATCTGGCGAAACTTGCTGAGTGACCTTGGTTGGTGCAATCCAGTTGAATCGAGCTGGACGACCATCATCGGCATAAAGTTCTGTAACTTGCCAATAAGCAACGCCGTAGAACAAAAGTGAATCGACGGTATAAGCCAGCGTTACCGATCGAGGTTGGTGAACGGAAGGTTGTTCAAGCCACTTGGGTGATGCAAGTTCCTCATGGGTTGATTTGCGATAAAGCTCCATTGGAATGCTTGCAATCGTTCCAGCGATGAGATTTCTTGACCTGACGATGGCTGGAAGTGACATAGCAACATCTCGGCTGACCTTAGTGATGAGCTGAGTGTTGAAATATCCAAAATCGTCTCCCATGACGATAGGGGCATATTGAGCCTTGACCTCAGAAGTGATTTTCGGCGCTTGAATGAGGAAGCGATCCCAAAATGCCATAGGTTATAGGATACCACACAATTCGGACAAACTACGCAAATATGGCAGGTTTCGACACAGGCTTGACAAGCTGATGCACCACCATGGCCAGGGCAATCGCCGCACTTACATCCCCCGCGGACTTCCTGCGGACGATTCGCCACGCGCTATCAGATAACTTTGCTCCACAGTTATTCATGCTAGCGACTAGCTCGCTCTGGCCATTGTGCGCTATTCGATTGTTTGTTATTGCCTCAAGGAGATCCCCACACGCGGTGTAGAAGATCTGCCCTGACATGTCCGTGACCTTACAACCTGATTGTTGGAGCCGAGAGGCTATCGAGGCGGTCGCGTACTTGTCGAAACAAACCATAGTCGGCCGATACTTGTCAAACCAGTCCTTGATGTCGGCTGCCATGCGAAGCTCGTCGATGGCGACATCGGATTCCCATTGGTGCATAATTCCTACGCCAATCTTGCCGTCGGGCATAATCTGGCCAGCGACCAGACTGGCCTTTTTCTTGGTCACGGCGATGTCTATGCCAAACACGGTGAGTGAACCAGGGCTGAGGGTGAGATCCTGGACTGTAAGATCTTCAAAGGCTCGATAAGGCCATGGACTCGATATAGCATCGACCCATAGGCATAAATGCTCGGTTCGGGCATCCTCGGGCTTGGCGGTCTTGATATATTCTTGAATTGTCTCAAGCCGGGTGGTGTAGCCGATTGCTGGATTGGCTTGGAGAATCTGCTCGACATCCGTGAGCTTGCAAAATGGCTCAGCCGAATACTCCCACCATCCAAGGCTCTTGGGAGGGTAACTGAGCGCAGTTTCGCGTAGGCCGTTGAGAACCTCGCTGAAAGCATCACCGGCATTGGAGCAGGTCAATAACACGCCGTTGGTGGCCGTAGTAGTCGGTCTAATGGCTGCCCAGGCTTCTCGGGTAATTTCGCGAAGCTCATCCACGAATACCAGGTGCGCGGTCTTGCCTCGAACTCCGTCGCGAGTAGCCGCCGCGATCTCATACATCGAGCCATCAAGGAGCGTGACTGATTCTTGGCCGTTCGCGTAGCGAATCTGCTTGACCATAGCCATCAGTTCGGGATTGGACTCGATGACGGACACCACCTGCCGAAAAGTATCTATGGCCATGTTGCGATTTGAGCTGAGGCCGATGACCCGGCTCTTGCGTGGCTCAGCGAATAGCTCATACAAGATTCTCATGCGAGCTAGGTGGGTCTTTCCTTGCTGACGAGCGATGAGCAGTCCCTGGGTGGTGATTTTGTAGTTTCCGTTGCGATCGACCACCATCATGCGCTCGCTGACATACTTTTGCCATGGGAGCAAGGGGTCTGAGTACTTGGCTACCCAGTCTGCGAACTCTTTGCCTTTGGACTTGCCTTTGATCTTGGGAGTTTCCAGGCGAGGCTTTGTCTTGCCCTTGACTTTGGCCATTCTCAGCTAGCCCCCGACTGGTCTGGACTGGAATCGGACAAAAAGGGCGAATCCGGCATTGGTCTGGACTGAGTATGTCCGTTTTGCACCGGTTTGGACTGTTTCGCGGAGAGATTCCGTGGAAAGACAGGGGGGGTAGAGGATCGTGCTAAAAAAACGCCTACCGATTGGTCTTTCTTCTTGATGTTGCATGTTCGGCAGCATGCGACAAGGTTATCAGGATCATCCGACCCACCACGCTTCAATGGGATGATGTGATCAACCTCGTTAGCAGCATCACCACAATAGTGACAAGTGTAAGCATCTCGACTGAGGATACGCAGTCTCAGCTTCTTCCACCTATGGTCACGCCTCGACTCCTTAGCCACTAATGGAATCCTTTGGTCTTGAAATGTTTTAGGGCTTGGCATACTGAACCATAACGATTCTCGATATAAGCCAGTCCCCACCTAATCTGCTTCTTGTATCCAACCTTTGCTAAATAGGTTGAACGGCCTTGTGGTATTCCATAGTGAGATCCGTTTCTTGCGTTTGGTCTCCAGTTGCTTTCCTTCTCATAAAGCTCTACCAAACACAAGAATTGCTCCCAATCTTGTAACTGATTGTGAGCGTATAGCTTGTAATTCATTGGGTCTTTGGCAGGTCGCGCATGCGACATATCTGCACTTAGCATAAATAGACAAAAGACTATTACCGAAAATAGTAATAGCCGGGCCCAATGCGAAGGCGCTTGTCCCCGAGCGTCTATAGTCTCGGGGCTGCGACTTAGCATAGCGAGCTTGTCAAATATCATAAGCATGACCTTTCTGATAATCTCAATATATGGACTGTGATGTTGGTCACAGTAATGTTATGCAGCCAAGTCCTTGGGGTAGCACCGTTCACACATCTCGCGTGAGCCATGGATCCACACCCCACACATGATGCACCTAGTCACATTCTTATCGCTTGCCATACCCACTCGCTTTCAATAAATAAACCAGATCGGCCAGGCGCACGATGCCCACCCAATCGTCGATGCTGGCCTCACCCTGACCGTTCATTCTCATAACGGCCACTCCCAGTCCTGTTTCTTTCGCTCTGGCTCTAAGCTGTGCCATAGCAGCCAAGGGGCTGAACCCGGCTCGAGCTTTGACCTCGATGTCCAGCCCTTCAATACCCAAAATATCGCTACCTTGAGCTGACGAAGAAGTGACATGTGCGGTCTCAAAGCCATGATGAACCAGATATTGCGCCACAAGTTTCTCAGTCTCACGGCCTCTCACCTTCCTACTCACGATCCCACGCCTTGTCGTAGCATGGCTCACATGCCCAGTTATAGTCAGTCGGGTCATGAGCAGCCATCTGGACTTTGTATCCGGCATAGCTCACAAGCTGCTTATCGCACCAATCGCATTTGACTGGATAGCCGTTCGGTTCTCCGGTTCGATCCTCCATGGTCATTGAGCTGCCTTTCCCTCAAACACCCACTTGCCCTGGACTTGCTTTGCCCATTTAGCCTGGCATTGTTCAGCCTTGGTCTTAGCTATGCAGACAAAGCCGTGATACGGCCCTTTTGCGCTTGTGCCTTCCTTGAGAAGCATGGCTCCGTGCTTACAGCTAAAACCCACCACTTCGGCATTGAACGCCTTCATGATGTCGGTGGTATCTGTAAACGCCTTAGCCTCTTGCTCGTCCGGCCACACATAGGTCTCCGGCTCGTTTGGGACTTCTTTGACTGCCTCCGGCGCTGGCTTCCAAGGGTGCTCGACCTTATGGCTACCCTCGGACTTTGCTACTTGCACCATCGAGTCTTTTGTAGCGGTCTTGTCCGCTGCCTTGATGAGCAGGATTGCCCGACCAATGGCGCTGGTAGCCGTGTCCTCGACATACCACCGAGCCATATTCTTCGGGTAATCGCTGGCCTTGCCTCTTGCGTAGTTCGTTACCGCTGGCTCCTGATCCTTGGAGTCACGATAAAGATCGCAACGAATGAGAATCTCTTGCCCATCCGCATCGAAATACTCTTTGACCAGGTTGATGCGCCCACACGGAAAATTTTCCACCCACCACTTGTTGAGCGTGGCCACATCCTCATAATTGTCCAAATTCCATGCCATCTATCTTTTCCTTTCCTTGCGCGTAATCAAGCTGCTGCCTGAATGTCCAAATTGTGCCATCATGCCAAGTCTGTGCCTCGTTAGCATGGGGCTGGCAGTAG